AAGATATCTAATTGAAAACGAAGATAGGTTTCAAGGTGATTATGATACTCTACTAAGTAACTATCTAAATTTTATCTACTCTGCTAATATTGATGATATTAAAAAGAAAGAGATGATTGCTATTATTGCAGATCATCTCTATAAAAGCGCGTTTGTAGTAGATAAAGAGATTAACGCCTTCGCGTGTTTAGTAAATCTAGAAAAGATTTAAGCTTTCTTAAGATCAGACAAATACTGATTTGTATATGATGTAACAGCTGGGGAAGGAGTAGCTGGGTCACTCGGGATTACCGTATTTTGTTTTGGTAGAGATCTTTCTGTAGGTGTAAGGTCATGCGGTTCAGTACCCCCTCTATCTGATCTATTTGAAATCATTTCTTCATCCTCAACATATTCTTCTGGCTTAATGTTAACGTTACTCTTACGGTAAAGAGTGTCGGGTATAGGTAGAAGATTTGGAGCATATTGTACAGCGTGTCCAAGTAAACCAGGTACTGTAACGTAGTGTGAAAATCTACCACCACCCTCATCAAGCGCGAGGTTTAAATTTACATCTAAGGAAGACTGTTGTGAACTAGCAGGGTAACGAGTAGGTGCTGTATCTTTAATACCAGTAACTCTAATATGAAGACCGGAGTCTTTCATTTTAGTTAAAAGATCTTTTGTAGCTTTTGGAAGTGCTTTATAACACTCAGTTGATTCGTAGTCATCGTTAAACTCAAAAACATCACCAACGAGGAAACCACCACGCTCGTATCTTCTCATATAAGATTCATGCAAGTTTACAAACTTTTTATCTGCCATAATATTATTTATGCAGACTTGCAAATAATCACACGGTATTGTGAAACTTAATCTCTAAGAAATTCTGCTAAAGTATGAAACGCTGTAAACACTTCAGTGTCGTCTTCTATAGCAAGACCTAGATCTTCTTCAATTTCGAAAGAGTGTGTTGTATATACGGACTTTTCATGAACAAATCGCCCGTCTTTAATGTATATTCGGCCTTCATTTGGCTTAGGAAAATTCATTCGCGAATACACCTCTTCTTTAAGAGCTGATACTAACTCTTGAGGGGTTATTTCTACATCAATATCAGTTTTACCTTTAACACGCATACTTATATTATATTATAGTTCCTTAAATTCGATTTACCACTTGGGTATTAAATATTATAAATGGCTCTTATAAAGATAACAGATGTATCGGTAGATAAAAGCAGCGAAGCAGCTTTAGAAGGCGGCTATTTATATAAGGATCTTTTTCTAGATTTAGTACCAGAAGTTTATTACAATAAACAGCTTAATAAAAGTGTAATTTTAAAAGATGTTCAAGGTTCATATGATCTTCAAGCTATTAAAAATAGTATAATAAACATTTTTCTTACATCACCAGGTCAAAAAATATTAAACCCGGAATTTGGTTTAGATCTAAGAAGATATCTATTCGACCCTGTCAACAGCTCAACAGCATATAAAATTAAATATGATATAGATACTAAACTGCCTTCGCAGGAGCCACGTATTCAATTGCAGAACGTAAATGTAGATGCTATTACCGATGCACAAGAATATTATATAGCTTTACAGATAAACATACCATCGCTAAATGCGTATGGGATAACCCTTAAATCATTATTAAATAGTAACGGATACTACGTATTATAACCATGCCAACGAACACAAACGATACCTCAAATAAATTTTTAGATTTTAATCTACCGCAAGACGCGTATGTAGCGTTTGATGCTGTTAGTTTGAAAGATTATATTATTAATCGATTAGATGAGAATCAAAAGTTCACAGATCAAAACTACGAAGGTAGTAATCTAGCTGCTGTTATTGATATCATTGCTTATTCTTATCATGTTTTACTATTTTATTTGAATAACACAGCAGCAGAAGTAAATTTTGACCAAGCTACTTTATATGAAAATATGAATAAGATTGTTAAGTTAATTGGTTATAAACCTGCAGGTAAGCAAACCTCTATTGTACCAATTAACGCGGTCGCGACCGCGGCTCTTCCAACAGGTAATTACACTATACGTAAGTATTCTTACTTTGTAGCCGATGGTATCCAATATAATTTTAATGATGATATCTCTTTTAATAAAACTACAGATAAACAAGAGACCCTACAGTCTGTAAACGATGAAGCTATATTATATCAAGGTACTATAAAAGAGTATCCGGATTATACAGCGCAAGGAGAAGAATTTGAAATTTTGCCAATAGTTGTCGATAATATAGTTGATAGTAATAGTGAAAAATTTATTGCTGACGGTACGATAAGTGTTTACGTAAAAGAAGCAAGTAACGATACATACTACGAATACGCTATTGTTGAGAGCTTATATCTTTCGAAATCTGTTGATAGAGTTTGTGAACTTAGATTAAATGAATATGGTCATTACGAAGTCAAATTTGGTAATGGTGTTTTTGGTAAAAAATTAGATCCAAGTGATATAGTATCTATTAACTATATACAATCAGATAATGTTGAAGGTGTTATCAGCAAGAATGTAATTAATGGTAATAAACTCTTTACTTATGATTCTACTAGACAGCGTGCACTATTTCAAGATCTATATCCAAATAAAAGTGAAACTACCTTTTTAAATATAACAAACAGCCCTAAAATTACATTTAACAACCCGTTAAATTCTTCGGCGCTTTCAACAGAAGAAACAGTTGAGCAAATTAGACAAAATGCTCCTAAGGCGTTTTCTTCACAGTTAAGATTAGTAACTGAAAAAGATTATCAATCGTTTTTAGAAAGAAATTTAGCAAATGTTATTACTAGTACACGCGTAGTTAGTAATGATAGTTATATTAATGAATACATACAATATTTTTATGACATTTGTGTTGATCCAAATAAAGTAAATAGAGTGATAATTAATCAGGTTAATTTTGCCGATTCGTGTGACTTCAATAATATTAACGTGTTTGTTGTTCCTAAGTTTACAACTGTGGAAGATAAGTCGTATCCGCCATTCTTAAGTAACTCCTTTAAAAATTACATAGTTACACAAACACAAGATCGAAAAATGTTATCAAATACTGTTGTACCACGTGATCCAATATATATGGCGTTTGGATTAGGTATAGGTGATGCATCTAATCTATCATTAGATATACTAGATCAAACAAAGCTTTATGCAGTAAGAGAGACAAATAATAAAATTAACAAAACTACATTAAAAACACGTATTGCAAGTTTAATTAAAAGGTTTTTCGAGCCTGAAAATAATAATTTAGGTGAAAATTTAAAGTTAGTAAATCTAGCTAATGATATTCTTTCTTTAGAAGGTATAAAACGAATAGAAACTAGAAATGAACAAACTGGTGAAATCTTTACTGGGGGTATATCCTTCTTATCATTCAACCCTCAATATCCAGACAGTGATATAGAGCTAGTAAACCAGGATAAAGCTTTGCCATTTTTCAAATTTCCATACCTATACTCGCCACTATCTGTGGCTAAGCGTATTGTTATAACAGATGAGTAATATACAAGTTAACTATGCGACATTTGACGTAGAAGATTATAAGCGTGAAGCTAAATTATCTTCTTATAACCTACCCTTTACACCTCTCACTTTTAAAGCTCGTATACCCAGCTCATTAGGAGGTGAAGCTGTCACAACGCAGTATAACACTTTAAAAGCTACTTTTGATTTCGGTGATGGTACATATGGTAATGCTTTAACGAGTACCCATGTATATGAATATCCAGGTGTTTATAACGTTAGGATGGTTTTACGGGACTGTGATAATAATTCAATACTTGCGTCATACAGCACTAACATTACTATTCATGATTATATTACTAATACCTTTACTGTAACAGCAGGGCCTACTAAAACAAATATACTAGAATTATCTGCTGGTGAATTTTCTAATCCTATAACAATAAATTCGCAATCGCCTTTTTATCAGGATTTTCAGGATATTTATTTTTCTGTATCTGGTTGTGATGTACCAAATTATTTTAATCTTGATGCAAATAAATTTAATCATCTTAAAGAGTATAATTCCTTTTATAAGAAAAATTATATTGACACATTATCTGGCTATGAGTATGAAGAAATAACAAAAATTTCCCTATCGTCAAAAAACATCTTTGTTAGATTAAGTGG